CGCCAGCGGTGTAGCCCGACGCAACCACTTCATTGGAGGTTACATACGCGGCGGTATCGACGCCAAGGTTAGCGTTGCCCGTGTACAGCGCAATTTTAAACGCGTCACTTCCTAGATTGTATGTGCCAGACATCAACCCTTGCTTGAACGCGTTTGTAGCTGTTTGAACAATTGCCATTATTTCACCGGGTTCCTAACTTGGCCATCACGGTACGCATCCATGCGTTGCTTGCCATCGCCCAAGTTCTTAAGCAGCGCCACAGCCTGCGTAAACTGCGCCTGATACAGCGCCACCAAGTCCTGTTCGCCCTTCATGTAGCGGATGGCTTCCATCATGGTGCCGTTAAAAAGGGCGGAGTCAAAGTTGTCGCCGAGCCATGTGTAGCCCGCCGGATTAGCCGTAGTGACGCCGGTCACCGTCAAGGACGTGGTGCCGGTAGCGCCGGTGCCGTTGATGTACGCGGTATTGAGCGCCAGGGTATCCCCGACAACATAGTTCTTCCCGCCGTTGGTAATGGTCACGGACGTAATGGCATTCCCGCCAACAGTTACCGTAGCAGCGGCGCCCGTACCAGTGCCGCCTGTCAGGGGCAGGTTCGCGTAGGTGCCGTTTGCATACCCTGACCCCGCAGTAAACGAAACTGTGGTCACCACGCCAGGATTTGGCACGATGGAGGCAGGGTAGTAGTAATAGTGCAGTTCAGCCGCGTACGCCTTGTCAGGGGTGGGCCCAACAATAAATGACAGCTCGTTTTGGTTGGTGAATTGCGGCCCAAAAATAGCGTAGTGCTTTGGCTCCCCGCGATACGTGGTAACTGACGCGCTGGGGTTTGGGTAGGCTTCGCGGATGAAGTTGACATCCTTGTTGATTAGGTACAAATATTCATTTGTAACCGGGTCAATTACAGCCAGCGAATACACCGAAAGCAAGTCGTCTGGGGCGGCCAAGTACGGGCTACCAATGGCCAACGAACCCGTCACATTTCGGCGCAGGTTTGCAATCTGAACAGTGTTGTAAATGTTCTGCTCAGCCTGCCGAATCATGGTGTCCATGTCGGCGGTCGGAAACGTGTTTTCCGTATACGCCTGGACCGCTGCAACGAGTTCGTTGTACGTCATTTATGCCTCACGCCATGGGGCCACGCGCCATGGTGCCCTTGGTAGCTGCGCCGGTACCGCGAATCTTGATGCCGCTGGTTTTGACATCGTGCTCGCCCTTTGACTTGTCGATGTTGCCAACAGACATGTCCACAGTGTCCGAGCTATTGCGAACCGGGCCACGGCCAGGCTGCGCCTCAACCGTAACGGCCTTACCGCTCATGGTATGCGGCTTGGCATAGACGCTGGCTTGGCCAACCTCTTTGCCCATAACCTTTTTGCTGAACTTGGCCATATTAGCCTCCGCGTTGGTTGTTTGCGCGGGCCATGTTACGGCCGACTGCGCGCATGGCTTTGCCAGTGACGCCGCCCTTGGCAAACTTGGTGGGGGCTTTGCCAGGGTGCATGTTTTTCTCATGCTTGTGAACGGCAGCGCCGATCATTTTCTTGTCTTGTTTCAGGTCTGCTTTGTCCATCATCGACTCCTTACGTCGTTGTTACCGTTACTGTACCAATTTCTACGCTCAACACCAAGTTATTTGGCGTTAAATCCGTATCAAAAAAGCTGGCGCCTCCAACCGGGTTCCAGCCCCACTGAATGTCCCGAGACCCGCCGGTGGGGTACCCGTCAACGTTGGTACCGGCCTGGATGTACGTCGTATCCCTACGCGGGTTCCGCAGCGCTTGCGGGTCATCAACCGGGAACGTGCCCAGCATCAACTGGGGATGGTCAGGGTCCCAGCACTCAGGGCACACCAGAATCTGGTACTGCCGCTGCTTGATGATCTCGGTCTTTAGCCTTTTCAGTTTGTATTGCTGGCCGCAGCGATCGCACTCTGCAATCGCTTTGATGCCATTTGCAAACCTATTGCCCATTACACCCCGCTCCCAATGAACATCTGGCGCGGCACAAAGCGAATAGCGGCCTTCTCGCGGTCTTCCTCAGCAGCCAGGGCAAAGGACTCGTCATAAGCAGCCTTGAGCATGGGCACACGCTCCATCAACTCAGGCGTCTTCATGGCAATGTGGTACGCCAGGCCGGCGGTCAACGCGGGCAAGAAGCGGAACTGAACGTCAGGCGTCTGGATGCCGGAGCCGGCATCGTCAATGCGGCGCATACGCCAGTACTTGAACACGTAGTACGGATTCAACGCGGTGCCCTGATCGGGCACGGGCCACACCGTAATCTTCGGGTTTTCCCGTAGACGCTGCACCCAAACCTGGATAGGACGGGCCTGAGTCAGCTTATTTGGGATGGTGGCATAGGTAGAAACACTAATACGCGTGATGGTCAGGTCGGCCTGGGTAGACACGTTGCCCTGCCCGGTGCGAATCACCTGCTCCAGCAGGTCGATGGTATCGGCGGGGAGATCATACTCAGCGACACCCTGCTCCAAGTTGATGTAGCCCTCGTCAAAGGTCCACATGTTCAGGCCACGGTTCTGCCACTCAATGGTCATCAGGTTCATGGAGCGCCGGGCGGTACGAAGGTCGTAGCCCGAACGCATCTCACGGCCGGCACGCTCCCACGCTTCCTCAGCAATCTCTGTGAATTCGAGGTTGAAATCGGTTGTGCCGGTGACTGCCATTATTTACCTTTCGCGGCGCGCATGTTATCGACCAAATTGGGGTAGGGCCGACCGCCAGCTTTCGCCATAGCTTTGGCTTTTGCTTTCTTGGCGGGGGTCAGCGACTTGGGGGCGCCCAATTTCTTGGGGCGATCCTTATCCCAGACTTCTCCGCCAGCAGCGTATTGCGTGAAGTCGGTGTCATCACGACGGGCCTTCTTCACGCCTTTGGGCATTTTAGAGGGGGCGATCGCCCCCATGCCACGACTGGACATCATACGATCTTCGCCTTGCGGGCGCCTCGTGCCATGCCCCAGCCACGGACGTTGCCGCCCTTTTTGTAGCCGGTTGCTCCGCCGGTGGTGTCCGACTCGTCCAAGGGCTTCTTGGCTTTCTTGTCGGATTTCTTCAGCGCCTTCAAGGCTTCCTCAGGGCTGTAGCCCTCTTCGCTACGGCGAGTGCTGCGCGCAGCTGCAGATTCCTTGGCGGGAGCGGACTTAGCCGGGGCAGGCAGCGCACGCGTTGGGCCCGGCAGCATCTTGGGAGCTGCATCCGTAGCGGCTTCTTTGGCGCCAGGGCCAGTCAAGCGCTTGGTCGGTGCAGACAGCTGCGGCTGGATGTACTCACGGAGCTTCTCAGCGGCCGCAGGGGCGCGATTTGCCGCCGCTTTAGCAGCGGATGCCACCGCCTTCAGCCCGGGCGCTCCAGCAGCGATCTCAAGACCTTTCTGCATGTTCTCATCAGAAGGCATCAAACCTTTGATGTCTGGGCGCTTCTTGGACTGAGCGTAAGACTCCAGCTCATCGGCAGTGGGGCCACGTCCGCCGCCCGAGCCGCCCATCTTAGACGCCGCGTAAGCTGCAGCCTCACCAGCGCCTGCGCCCGTGCGCGTGTTGCGCGAGGAGCGAGCCTCAGTATCGTTGTCCACGCGGCGGACAGAAGCCTGTTCGGCTTTGGGGGCAGCTTTCTTTGCGCCAGCCATCTCGGTGGTGTACTTCTTACCTTCCCACTCAAACGACTTGCCGCCGCCTTTGCGGGCGTCAGCAAACGCGTCTTTGAAAGACTTCTTGGCGGGTGCAGCAGACTTGCCTTGGCCAACGTTGGACTCCATTGCGGACTCGTCGGCCGCTGCGGGCGCTTCTTTGCGCGGGCTACGAACCATAGCCAGGCGCTCTTCGCGAGTCGTGCCGTCGCCGTAGTTCTCGTCGGCTAGTGCTTCAGAGTCTTCGACGTAGCTGCCTTCTTCGCCGTCATAGCGGCGTGCTTTGCGTTTCGTAGCCATGTGGGCCTCCTAAATCAGCACTTACCGCCGCGCATCATGCCTTTGGTACCAATGCCGCCAGGCACGCCGGAACCAGGCATCTTGACCTGTTTGCCTTTGGTCTTGCCCTTAGCAGCCACGCCGTCACGGCTGGGAGCAGCCGTACGCACTTTGCCCATGGGGGTACCCGAAACTTTTTTTGCTGTTGCCATGATGTCACCACCTTTTGAAAATTTGCGGCCCTTGTCCGCGTTGGAAAAATCTTTGCCCACAGACTGTGGGACTCCCGCTTTCTTCGCAAATGCCGGGTTGTGGGCCACGGCTTCCATGAAGTTGTGTTGCTTTTTACTGCTGCTCGGCATCTGGTTTCTTTCGGCGAATCAACTCCGCAAAAGGCTTGCCCGAGACCATCTCAGCAATACGCATCAGCGTCCAAATGGCGCCAATCAAGCCAAACAATGGAGTCAGTAGCTGCAGGAAGGACGAAATGGCCGCAATAACGGCCATGATGTCCAATGCATGCTTGACGGTGTCTTGATGCTGGGTCATATCAGCAGTTCCAAGCCCGCAGGCTCTTGTTGATACGGCTATTGGGGTCCTTCTTGGCCTTCTCGCCGGTCAACTTCTTCTTCATGCCTTCCATGCGGGCGCAGAAAGAGTCGCGCCTGGAGCCGCCCTCGGGTTGAGGGGGCTTCAGATTCATCCCTTGCTTTTTGGCAGAGGCTCGCCCCTTGGCGTTCAAGCCGCCATTGGGATTCTTGCCTTCCTTGCGTTGCCATGCAGGAGACTTAGCCATAGAACGCCACCGCAGTAACGTTGGCACCACAAGTGACGATCAAGCTAGTTGCGCACAACACGCCTTCGCCCGGGACAAACACGCTGGTGGTTGCCGCCGCTGCAATGGTGTACGTGAACAGCGTAGTCGCGCCGTCAAGAATGGTGATGGTTGTAGCCGCTGACGCACTGAACGTCAGGCCCTTGAAGCGTGTACGCCCCGCGTACACAGTCGTTGCTGTGCTTGCAGGGCAGCTTGCGCCTTTAACGTCTGTTTGCATACCCATTATGGGCTCCTAATCAGTCGTTCTGCTGACCAACCAGCGGATCGGCAACGAAGTACAGCAAGTAGCCACCAACGGTGCCGCTGCCAGAGGTGTCGTTTTTCACGGTCACATAGCTCATTTCGGTGGTAGCGTTGTTGGAAACGCCAGCGGTAACGGTGCCAGTCGAAGCAACGGACAGGTTGTTTGCAATGAATTGAGCGTTGGGGGTACCGGTGGTATAGCCCAGGGTGCCCAAGTCGATGGAGCCAGCACCGGCGTCGTTGATGGCCACGGCCACAACCACAGCGCCAGCGGGAAGAATCAGGTTGGGGGCGCCAACAGCAGAAGAAATTTTGACGTTGACCGGGGGGCCGCTGGAAGCGTCAGCAACATAGAACTGAGCGGCCATCATGCCGGAGCCACAGTATGCGGTGCGAGTTTGATCGCCGCCGCCCGAACGCCAAATGCTTTGGGTGGTAGAGAGAGCCATTTAAATTGTCCTTCGTACAAAGATCAGCGTGTCAATTGTGTACGCATCTGCCGGATCAGTTTGACACACCGGGAGTTCCGGTTTAACGCAATATACAGCAAAAGAAAAGGGGGCACAAGGCCCCCTTCTCAATTTAGGCTCCAGGAGAGCCGAAGATACCCAGCGGGTCAGACACGCCGAACGAATAACGCTCGCGGGCCTTGTAGCGGACGTTGCCGGTGTCGAAGTCGCCGTCCATGCTGTTTTGCAGCGGGGTACGAACGAAGTGCTTCAAACCGTTGGGCACGTCGGTCAACAGGAACCAAGCGTTGGTGTCGGTCAAGAAGTGGTTCACGGTGTAGCCACCGGGGATAGAACCGTTGTTCTTGATGGCGTTGATGTCATTGTCGTTGGTACCAACGCGCAACTCGGTTTCGAGCAGGCGGGTGGCAACGAACATCAGTGCCGGGGGAACAACCAGCTTCTTGGGCTTGGCAGCGATCAGCAGGCCGCGTTCGTCCGTCCAACCAGCGATCTGAATCACGGCGTTTTCCAACGACGTTTCGTTCAGGTCAGCGCCGGTAGCGGGGCGGTTGCTGTTAACACCACCAGACACCAAGGGGTGAGCCGTAGAGCACAGAACTTGACCGTCACCGTAGGTGGGGCCGCCAGCGAAGGCGTTGTTCAGGACATAGGCGCCCTTGACTTGCTTGGTGTAAGCCATACCACGGGCCAGGGCCTTGGTGTAGCGGCTGGAGAGGCTGTCATACAGGTTATCTTCCACGGCCTCTTCGGTGATGGAGAAGCCCATCGCGATGGTTTCGTGGGTGTAACGAGCAGTCCAAGCTTCCTGCGCATTGTCATAAGCAATGGCTTGGCCTTCGTTCTTCACCGGGGCGGCGGAGAAGCCAGACAGCTTGGTTTCCTCTTCAAAGCTACGCTCCGAGGTCTCGGTCTCGTAGATTTCCTTGTGCTCTTCGCCGTACTTAGCGTACTCAAGACCGAACAGGGCGTTCAGGCCAGGGAGCAGTTCTTTCAGCAGTTGTGCGCGTGAAATTGCCATGATTTACTCCTTAGATGCCTGTGGTGTTGTTGTACGTATGGGTATTGATCTTGACGATCACTTCTGCATACGTAGTCGAGGAAGTGGCGGTTTCCGGCACAACATCAACGATACGAATGGGGTACGTAGCGGTGACGTCAGTGGTGTCGTCAATTGCTTGAGCGGAATCACCAGTGTTGGCATTGCCAGAGTTCAGAACAACAATAGCGTTCTGGCCGACAGCGGAACGGGTCAACGTACCCATCGTGGTGCCCGAAGTCACAACTGCAACTTTGAACAGCGCGCGAGGATCATCAACAACGTAAGCCACAACGTTGGTCACGCCGGATGCGGGAGCATACTGCGCTTGAACGGTTTGGCCGCTGGAGTTGGTGTATTGCACACCGACGCACACGCCAAGGCATTGTGCAGAAGCAGAGCCGCTGGCGATAACGGCACAGGTGCCGGAAGACAGCAACTCAACGAGATCGCCGGTGTACACGGCGCCAGAGGCGACCGGAACCAGACGAGTAGACCCCGCGTACGGCGTGCCACCAATGCTATTGATGGGCTGGAAGCCGTAGGGAGCGCTAACTGTGGGATAAGCCATGTTAAATCTCCAAAAAGTTTAAATACCTTTACCGAAAGTGACCTTCGAAGACCGCTCTTTGAAGAGAGGCATACGCGGGTCATTTTCACGCATGTAGGCGTTATCTACCGAGTTCATCTGGGCATCCGCTTGTTTGCGGTAGTACTCATTCCGATCCTCAGTAAATTCCACCGGGGTTTTGCAAAGCAGCAAGCCACCGATTTCAATCGAGTCAGGGAAACGGGTTGCCCCACCGCCCAGCATCGTGATTTCGGGATGCTCAGAAGCCTTGACAGGTTCCCAGCCCTCGCGGAGTTTTGACGAAATATTGATGGCATCAGGGTTGTTCAATGTGCTCAACCGCACCCAACGAAAGACGTAGCCAGGCTCCGGATTGGGGTCAGGCAACAACTGCGGTGGTGCCCACTTGCGCGGACGTGCAGTTTTTTCGCGGGTTTCGAGCTCGCGGCTCGCGCGCTTGGATTGTCCAGTTTCTTCTGTCATGTTTATTTCCTCATTTCATCCGCAACCTTACGCGCATAGAGTTCCAATGGAACGCCCAGGCGTTTGGCGATTTCGACCTGCGATTTGGTAAGTACGACTTTTCGAGGCGCAGTACTACGCGTTGCCGGTGCGACAACGTTTGATTTCTGGCGCTGAGGAGACGCATCAGCGGGTTTACCTGATTCAAACGACTCAGGAAACCGATCCCGCATCTCCTTGTCGATCCGGGCAAAGTATTCCGGTGACGTTGTGGAGACGCCTTCATTCTGCACTAAGTCTTCATGAACCGCCGCAGCGTAAGCGGTCATCTTCCTATTGGTGCCGAACCAGGGATTCCGCTCTTGCCATTCAGCAACTTGTGGGTCACGCCGAGGGGCAGGAGCTTGTGAAGCAGTTTGTACCTTAGTTTCTTCTGCTTGTAAAGGGGCAGGTTTGAAATTATTGACTTTTTCTGC